GAGCGGTTGGCGCAGCACCACAAGGTGGCGATGCTGGCCGGGGGGGTGTGGGGAGCTACTGCCAAGGGCGATGGCGAGACGGCAGGGTTTCATCTGCCTGGCTGGTATGCCCCCTATGGGTGGCTGAGCTGGGAGAAGATCCGAGATGAATTTTTGCGCGCCAAAAATGACACCATGCTCCTGAAGGGCTGGGTCAACAAAAGGGCGGCCGAAGCCTGGGAGGATCCTGCAACGGCAAAAGTGAGCCCCGATGGCCTAATGCAACGTGCCGCGGCAAACCCATATCCGAGCGGGTTCTGTCCAGATGGGGTGTTGCTGTTACTGGCTGCGGTTGACGTTCAGGACACATGGCTAGAGATCAAGGTCAAAGGCTTTGGAGTGGGCGAAGAAAGCTGGCTGATATGGCACGAAAAGGTATATGGAAGTCCAGCAGAAGATAAAGTATGGAAGCAGATCGACGTAATTCGAAAGACTGTATTTAATCATGCAAGCGGCGGCACCATGATGGTTTACAAGACAGCGGTTGACACTGGGGGGCATTTTACGCATGAAGCCTATGACTACTGCCGCCAAAGGGTCAACGAGGGAGTGGTAGCAGTCAAAGGCGGCAGCGACAAGAAAGCTAAAACCCTTGGCGATGGCACAAAACAAGACGTAAATTTACGCGGTCGCAAGATAAAAAAAGGAGTTACCCTTTACATGATAAACACGCATACTCTAAAACGAACTATTTACGGAAGGTTAAACATTGAGCAGCCAGGGCCGGGGTTTATGCACTTTGGGCAAAATGCAACAGATGAATACTTTAAGGGTTTAACTTGTGAGAAACTTATAACCACAATTGACGGCAGAGGTTTTGAGCAATCTGAATGGCGGAATGAGAAGGGGGCCCGAAACGAGCCGTTGGATTTGGAGGTCTACATCTTGGGGATGTTGGAGCTGGTGAAACGCAACTACGCAGCAGGAACCATGTGGGCCCAGCTCGCCCGCACCCTGGGCACCCAGGCGCCGGGGGCGGGAGGGGGAGGGGCAGCGCCGGCACCGATCCGACGTAAGACCAGCAGCTTCTGGTAGCAGGTATAATGGCGGCATGAGCTACACAGCAGAGCAACTAGCGGAACTGCGGGCCTCAATGGCTAGCGGGGTTTTGAAGACCCGGTTTAGCGACGGCCGAGAGATGACGTTTCGCTCGCTTGCCGAGATGCAGCAACAGGAAAGGATTATGGCTGCCGAGGTGGAAGCCAACAGCCAGACTAGGCCGGTACGTCGCATTTACCAGACTTTCCAAAGAGCCTAAGGATGGGAAAACGCACCAAGGCGCAGCTGGAGAATCAATTAAAAGTTGCAAAGTCTGAGCTGTATAAAGCCAATCTTCGAGCGTGGGAAGCAGGCAAGCAATCGCGTCGAACTGATGGATGGTATGAGCAAAGCCGGGGCCCCAACTCTGATCTTCGCCAAGTATTGCAGCGGATTGTATCAAGGCATCAGGATCAAGTAGACTCCGATCCGTGGGCAGACAAAGCCATTAAGGTTATTGTAACTAACTGGATCGGAGAAGGTATTATAGGAGAACCAGTTAATAAAAATAAAAGATATTCGCAAATTTACAAAGATTGGGCAGAATCACCGCTTTGTGATTTTTACGAAAAATTAAACTTTTATGGACTGCAATCTTTAATTGGTCGCACGGTTGCAGTTCGCGGTAGTTGCCTGATTCGCTTTCGCATTGATGAACGCCTAATTAAGCAAGGCCTTGCCCCGCTCACTTTGCAGGTACTAGAGCCAGACTGGTTAGATATGTCAAAGGATAATGGTTCTAGTATTATTTTTGGCAAGAAATACGATGATGATGGCAAGCTAAAAAGCTATTTTATCAGAAAAAATCATCCAGGCGAAAGCGACTGGCGCCAGTCGCAGCTAGGGTCTGATGAAATCCCAGCCTCTGAGATTTGTCACGTCTACGACGTGCGGCGCCCTGGCCAGGCTACTGGTGTTCCATGGGGCGCCTCGTCGCTGCTCACGTTGCGGGATATTGGCGACCATGCCCAGGCCCGTATGTTGCTGGACAAACTGGCTTGCTGCTTTACTGCATTTATTACAGATACAGATCCTGACAATGTTATTGCTCCTTCTGTTGATCCTAAGAATCCAGATAATGCAATTGCAACCCTTTTTGAAAAAATAGAGCCTGGCGCAATTGAAGTATTGCCCCCAGGGAAATCAATCGAATTTAGCAAGCCCCCAGAGGCTGGTAATTTCATAGAGCTGCAACGGCATCATCTGCATTCAGTAGCAGCTGGTTACGGCATCACGTTTGAATCTTTGACTGGGATTCTGTCCGATGTCAATTTCTCAAGCGGCCGCATGGGGTGGATTGAGTTCTACCGAAATATCGGACACTGGCGCTGGAACATCATGATTCCGCAGTTCCTGGAGCCAGTTTCTAGGCGGCTTGCTGCTGCGGTGCAAATGGCCGGCATGGCCAACCGGGTAAACGGTCGGATGGTCTGGACTCCTCCCAGGCGGGAGATGATCAACCCGTCCGAAGAGATCAAGGCGCTGGTCATTGCGATCAGGGCCGGCATCCTGAGCCTGTCCGAGGTCCAGCGGTCGTTGGGCTATGTCCCTCAGCAGGTGCTTGCCGAGCTTGCCAAGGACCTCAAGGACGCCAGAGAGGTCCATAAGTTGGTGCTGACGGTGGACCCCAGCCAGACAAACGACAGCGGCGGCCTGCAGGTTTCCAACACTCCCCAGCCGACTACACCCCCAGCCAGCGAAACTTCGGATTTGATAGCATAGAATGATGCCCGAACCCATGACCACAGCAGCGGTGACACTGGCAACAGAAAGTCAAACCTGCCAGCGAATGGCCCTTGTCGCCCCATCTTCTTGGGATGAACAGAGCCGGACCGCCACAGTGGTCATTTCAACTGACGCCGATGTGGGCGACGGTGTCCAGCTGGTGCACGAACGCTCGGCCATTCGCTGGCCAGGGCGTCCGCTGCCGATGGACATCGACCACCAGCGCACTTCTGCCTCGTGCTGGGGGGCGATCACGGCAATGGACCTGGGCCTTGCTGAGGATGGCAGTAATGCCCTAGTCGGCACGGTGCAGGTAGATGGCCCCGATGAGGCCATGGCGGTTGCCATTCCCCGCCTCAGGAATGGATCTGCGCGTTTTTCTGTTGATGCGCGGATCTACAGATGGCAGCGTGCCAGCGCAGATCAACCACTTGATCGAGCAATCGATTGGGAGCCGGTTGCTGTCTCGCTGGTGATCGCCGGCCAAGATCCGGCGAGCGTCATGCGCTCGGTGGATGCAATAACAGAATCAACCCTTGCGGACCCCCCGATGTCTACTGCAACTGAAAAGGCCGGGGGCGACCCGGCGGCCACTGCTCCAGATGAAACCGCCGTGACACAACCGGCTGTTGTCACCGCTCCTGCTGCTGCTCAAGGCTTCGATCCTGCCCCTGACGAGGTTGCCCGAGAGCTGCACATTCGCCGGGCCGCTGGCGCTGCGGATCTCCCCGAAACTGCCGTGCAAGACCTGATTCGATCCACTGCGGGGAAGGACTTGCCTAGCATTATGACGGAGGTGGTGCGAGCTGCTCGCCTTGCGATTGAAACGAAGGCCCCTGTCCATGCTGGCCATCCTGCCAGGATCGAGGTAACCCGCGACGCTGGCGATACCTTTATGCGCGGCCTGCAGGAAGGTGTTGATGCTCGATGCAAAGCGGTAAAAACCCCGACCGACTTAGGTCGCCAATACGCCCGGCTAAGCGTCATTGATATGGCCAAGGAATACCTTGAAACCATGCGTGGTTTTAGCCGTGTTGATGTGCGGATGATGGGCATCAATGAGCTAATCGACCGGGCGTTTCATACGACTTCTGATCTTCAGAATGTTCTTATGGATAGTGCTAATAAAACACTGTTAAGAGGATATGAAGAAGAAGTACAAACCTGGCGGCTGCTGGCTAATCAGTCAGACAACACAGACTTCAAGCCTAATTTTGGCGTGCAGTTGAATGCCACTATTGTACCTGAAAAAATACTAGAGAATGGTGAATACAAATCAGGCACTTTTACCGATGGCAAGACTACCTATCAGCTCAGCGAATACGGTAAACGTGTAGGCATTAGCCGACGTATGCTTATCAATGATGATTTATCTGCTTTGAGCCGCGTTGCCCCGAAGCTGGGTGCGGGTTGTTCTTTGCTTGAATCTAATTTGACTTGGGCGCTGCTTACTGAGGGCACCTTGGGGGCGAATGTTAGCCTTGACGGTAAAGCGTTGTTTCATGCTGATCACAGCAACACTGGTACTGGGGCTATTGGCATTGCCGGGCTTGATGCCGGCAAGGTCAAACTGAAAAAGCAAACCGCTCCTTCCGGCCCCAACGAACCCAAGAGCCATCTAAACCTGACACCTGCTTATTTGATTGTGCCGCCTGAGCTGGATACTGCTGCATCTCAGGTTGTATCTTCGGCTCTTCTGCCCCAATACGCGCCTAATGCTTTGAATGCCGTCAACCCGTTTGCCGGATCAATGCAGGTAATCAGCGAGGCTCGTCTTTCTGATGATTCCACTGCTATGTGGTATCTAGCGGCTAGCCCTAGCAGGATTGATATGATCCAGTTTGGGTATCTGATCGGCGAGGGTGGGCCCACAATTACTACTACCGAGAAGCGCAACCCTGACGGCGTAGAAATGCTGGTTCGCCACGACTTCTACGTCACCATTGCCGACTGGCGCGGCTTCTACCGCTCTACCGGCGTTTGAGCTGAATGATCTTGAGCCGGCGCCCCCGGCTCTTTCCCACCCCATTCCCGAGGTAAACCCTTGAAAAACTACGTTCAGGAAGGAGAATCACTCCCAATTGTTGCGCCTTACGCGGTTTCTAGCGGTGGCGGCGCCTTGATTGGTTCGGTTTTTGGAGTTGCTGCTACTGATCTCGCCAGCGGCGAAGAGGGAACCTTTCACCTTAAAGGTGTTTTCGTTCTTCCTAAGGCTACCGGCGCTGCTGCAAGCCTTTACGCCAAGGCGTACTGGAATGACACCAACAAGAACGTGACGGCATCCGGCAGCGGCAACACCCTTATTGGGGTGTTTGTGCCAGCAGCTTCTACCCAGACTGCTGCCTACGCTTCTGGCGACACTTCAGCCCACGTCCGCCTCAATGGCACCTTCTAATGTCCTGGGCAACCCTATCGGCTAATGCTGACAAGGTAGCCCTGGATTTTATGGGCGGCGTCAGCGTAATTGCTGGCGCCGTTACTGGCCGTGGTTTTTTGGAGGAAAACAAAGAGCTGGTTTTTGATGATGGAGTGGAAATTGTCCCATGGCTGCTAAAGATCAGAACCGCAGAATTTGGCCATCTTGATTACAACCATTCGCTTGTAGTTGATGGCATTGCATTTAAGGCAACAAGGCCGCCCGAACCACTGCCCGGTAGCGAGCCCAGGGCGCTGAGCTGGAGCATGGTGAGGCTAGCCAAGGTTGACGCCCCAGAAGAGACGGTGGTGATCCTCGACGGCGACCCCGGCGACGATCCAACCACTGAACCCACCGAGGTGGCGGTTCTGATCCTGGATGGGAGCGGTTCATGACGACATACAACAGGCAAAAAACCTTAATTGTAACAAGGCATTCAACAGAAGCCGAAGCAATTCAACAGAATTTTAAACTACTCAAGGGCGAAGTATGGCGAGAAACTGATAGCACGGGATACCCTACTGGCAGAAGCAAAACCGGCGTCGATGGCCAGCTTGTCAATAACGTCATCGTTGGCACGGCGTTTGTTGATCTGCCATTTGACCCCACCGGCCCAGGGGGGACCAGTGCCCCAACCAACCTGTCGATTACCAACAG